TGTGTACGCATTTCTGGTACCTTCAAGGAGGTTGTGAAAATTACCCCCTATTTCAAAATCAGAATTTCTTGTGTAGCTAGTAAAATTACTACCAATGCGCTCCATTGAAGCAGTTACTTCATCTTCAACTACCTCATTTATACCAGTACTATCGTACATATCTGGAGCGTCGGATTCTGGAGTTGGCCTTTCTCGTTTTAACGAAGGAGGTGCTATAGGAGGTGTAAGTGATGTAGGTTCTTCAACTGAGGGTTCTTCTCCATCTGCCGGCAATGCTCCTACAGATTCTGTTCCATAAACCATGTCTGCAATATTAACTGATTCGGATGGAGACGTTCTACGAATTGTATCCATCATCCTGCGTGAATCTTCTTCGTTAGCTTCTCCAGTACCTAGTTTTTTTAAAATATCATCAATTTCTTTTATTGACATTAGAGTTCGCCTGTTCCTTCAGCTATAGTTCCTTTTTTAGGTTTTACTTTCGGTTTTAAACCCCACGTACCAGTCTCATCTTTAGCTGACTTCCATGGATTTGTATCTCCTTTTGTAGCTGTCTCATAATCTTCAAAGGCTGCTTTATCGTTCGCACTTTTTTCTGCGGCAGTCGTATATGTAGAGGTTTGAGTATCAGTAGCTCCAGTTCCCCCGTACTCTTTATCATATAATTTCTGACTTTGGAATGACTGATAAGCGGATGCTGCTGCAGTTCCTGTTGCTCCTTGTTGCCCGGTATCTTCTAAATACTGTGTCCATTGTTCTTCACTAGTAGAACTAGTAGCAGCTGCTGGTTTAGTACTACCAGCTCCCATACCTACTCCTAGTGGGTTCTCAGGTGAGGAGGACCCTGTAATAACACTTGTAGTAGCAGCACTGTCATCAGGAGCTCCCATGCCTACTCCTAAAGGATTTTTATCTGCATCACCTGTAAAAGGTTGCGTATATAAAGGCTTCTTTTTATCAGGTGTCTTGTCTGTAGAGGGTTGGTCGGCCAAATCCTCTAGTCTTTGTTTCTCAGCTAGCCTAGCGGTTTCCAAATCATCTTTGATTTTTTTATCTCTTAGCAAATCTGCAGCTGTTACATCTGCTGCATCCTTAGACTCTTTTGCTAGTCGAAGCTCTTTCTCTTCAGCAGTCTCACTGGGAGGGGCATCTTTTGAAGGAACATGATTGGGTTCTTCCGGTATAATTTGCTCTACTGCAGCTTTTCTAGCTAGTAGATCCCTACCATTCGCCGTCGTAGAAAAATCACCTGCAGCTTGATCGTACATCCAACTAGGAACAGGATCTATCTCATTACCATTTATATCAACCTCTTTTGGAAGTTTTAAAAGACGTGCTATCTCTGCTTGTGCTGATGTTTGAAATCCTTTCATTGTAGAAAGAATACCATTTAAGTTTTCTTGATCTTCCGTAGGATAGTTCGCGTCCCACAACGCTTTTTCTTCTTCTGTCCCATATTTCTCTAGCCAACGTAATCGAGCAGCTCGATCACTCGTTCCGGGATTTCTTGAAAGAATATCTCCGGCAGCATTTGTATTAATCCAAACAGCTAGATTATCTGGAGATACATCCCAATAACCAATCACGTTACCATCTTGGTCGTAGTCTCTAGATAAAAATGCAGAAGAACTATATTTAAGTCCTTCAGAAGAACCAGGTCCTGTTGTAACAGGAGCTTGATCTGGAGATTGATCTGGGTTAGAAGGCATTGGCTTTGCATTTTCTGGTTTAATACTTTCAATGATCTCTGCTAAAAGTTGACTCTTACTCATTACTTTTGTACCGTCTACTGTTGGTACTCCTTTGTCAGTAAAGTACAACGGAGGAAAATTACCTTGTCTACCTTCTGCACCAATTTGACTATACTCTTCAGTTTTGTTCCACTGGTCATACCAACTACCACCAGCTTGGAGTACTTTATCTGCACCTAATGCAGCGGCTGCTCTTGCACCTAAACCATAATCACTTCCCCCTGCTGAAGATGGGACAAAGTTAGGAAAATTAATATCGAACCCAGAAACAGTTAAGGGGGGAACACCAAACCCCATAGGAATACTGACAGGTTGTTTTGCGTACTTAGGGTCACTTGCTAATCGAGCTTGTCCTAATAAAAAGCCTACCCAATGCTTTACAACATTCTTTGTTTTGATTATGCTTCGTTGAGTAGGGTTAAGTGCTGTCATTCCTGCTGCGTCTAAATTGCGTAGTTCTTCGGGTAGGGCACCTTCAATTACACTCATGTCCCCACCTGAGTCTAGAACAGCTGTCAACCACGGACGAACAGAGGCAGGAACACCTTCTGATAATGACTTGCCTACTTGTATCTCACTTTCTTCATCTATATCCCATGCACCACGTCCTGTAGGATTATTAGGATCTTTAGGAATCCAACGAAGTGACGCGGGCGAAGGACCTATCCATGGCATCGTATCAATAAGCTCGGGTCTTTTTGTTATTGGGTCATATGACCAAGCAATTCCCGTTTTAATTAACTGTTGTGACAGTGCGGGCATCTCATCTTCTCTTGGATTATAAGGATTTTTTTCTTCAACTGCTCCATTTAGCCTAGAGTAAATTTTTCCTAAAGCAGCTACTTCAGCTCCTTCTACTCCTAACATGTCTGGATTAAGTAGTGCATCTTTTAAATCCCACCAACCTCCAGCATGTACCTCAATTACCTTTTCTTTACCATCAGCTGAGTCTGTTACCTCTCCTAGAAAATTATTAATTAATTTTGATTTTTTAAGGATATTCCACGAAGCTTCCTCTAATTGCAGCTCTACTGTTGCGGGGGTCCCTGTACCATCTGCTCCTTTTGATAGTATATTAATTCTAACCGTATACGGTTTAGGAGCTTGTATAAATGCATTTCCTTCAAGGAGCATTTCGTCAGGGATACTACCACTTTTATTTACTTTTTCATGCGCAGAAACAATAGCAGTCCAGTTAATTAATAAATCACTTGTTATTGATCTTGTAACATTATTTTGACCTTTTATTATTTCAGCAGAATTTTTGTTAAATAAGGGAGCGTAACGCTGTTTATACCATGTAACCCATGCTAAGAATTCATTCATACTCTCAGCATCAATATTAGGCCTTTGCCAGTCTCTTAAGATATCCGTTACTTGTTTTTCAGTAATACCATTAGAAGTAAATGCAGAAACAGTATCCTTTGTTCCTAGACCTGTTGTAGATGCCGGACCTTCTATCTTATTACTAGGATCTGCTAATATAGCTGCTTCAAATTCAGGAGAGTAATCTGGACTGTTGGGGTCAAGTCTACTGTCATAATTCGCGCTTCTAGGGTCTGTACTATAAATTTCACCAGCCATTAATTAACTCCTTGCTTGTCAATCTCACCAAGCTTCTTCTCGATCTTTGCGGCAACCTTAACCATCCAATCAGGTCCAAGATTTTGCACGATTTCCATTTGTTCTTGAGGTTGCATTGCAACAAAAGATTGACGTACCATAGAATCTAATAGAGTATCTTCTGGATATGTAGATAAAACATGTTCACGTATTTTTAATAATGCATCAAAGATAGAGTCGTCTAGTTTTTCAGCATAAGGTTTTTTAGCCATTAAACCCCCGGACCCATCTCTAGATTAGCTAAAGGATTTTCTTCTGGTACTGGGAGAGGCATTGGGTTATCTGCCATTCCTTGACTAGCCCCCATTTGTGCTAATAGCCCTTCCATTTCCATTTGCTCTGGCGGAGGGTCCATAGGTGCGGGTGATTGAGGTGTTCCTTGTTGACTCATTTGACCCCTCATAGATAGCTCATCTGGAGTCATTGGAGCTCCTTCCATTCCTTCAGGTTGCCCCTCAGCAGCTGCAGCCATCTCTTCTTGTACCATCTGTTGAATTGTTGACCTCTGCGCTATTGTTTGTAACTGTGAATCAATGAGTTGTTGCATAACCATTGGGTTATCTTCTGTACGCGTACTTAGGATTTCATCTCTCCATGCATCAGGATCTTGCGCATGTAGTAATCGTTTCATCACAACCTTTGCGGGCATTAGTTCTGAATTCTTTAGAGTCGCTGCAGCAGATACATTTCGTAGTTCTTCGAGTGGGAACCGTGCCCTTAAGTGTACTTTTGTATTACGCATTCCTTTTGTATCTTTACCCTTTATATTAAAAGCAAAGGATTCTACATTATCTTCTGAGTCCATGCGACCCATAACTTCGATGTTGTTTTCCCATGAGTACCTCTGCATAAGTCCAACTACTTTTGCATTAACATCTTCTAAAGCCATCTGCGCGTTCTCTACTGGCTTGTATATTTTAATTAGGGAAGCTTGTTGTTGTGCAATCGTATCAATACCACTAGCACCGGACTGCGGTAATGAGAAGCCTTCTTCATCTATTTGAACTCTAAAGAAGTTAGTAAGCTGGTCTAGATCAGGTAAAGAACCTCTAAATTGGAGGTAGTATACGTCTTCACCTTCAAGGATTTCAATTGTACCAGATCCTGGCTCTATCTCTACAGGCTCATCATTTACACGTTTAATAACCATTGTTGGGTCTGCATACAAATCTGCAATACGCATGTGTCTATTAAGCAACCACTCCATTTCTGAAACACTGTCTACAAGTGCGTAGTTAACAGATAGCCCCATATTCCCACCTGCTTTTGAGGTAGTCTTCGC